CCCGCATAGCCGAGCCGTTGCCGAAACTGCCATAGGGATTCGGATTTTCTGCGTGCAGCCACCGGCGGAACATCCCACCGTAACCAGCATGAGGGTATGCCCTGCCCCAGCGCCGCATTTCGTGCTGCACCTCGGCAAAGGTTTTCTGTGCATCTCCCTGCCCTGCAATCAACCCTACGGCTACCGCAATGGTCATGACCGTATCGTCGGTGAAGTGCGATTTCTCGCTCAGCAGCGGAAAATCCTTGTGCTTGTAATTGTTGTGGTCAAATTCATTAGGATAAACATGATAACTATATCAGCAGGGGCCTCCGGGCTCCTGCTTTCTTTCTGTTCTGCCGCCGTTTCGTGCATAATGCCGCAAAAAGCGTCATTCTTAAAAACTTTTTGCCACAAATTGCCAGATTTTACTTGACATTGTCCCTTTTAGGGTCTATAATGAGGGTACAAGAGAACGCTATGACCCAAAACGGGTAGGAGGACAAGAATATGTTCAAGAAAATCGTGAAAGCCATCGCCGCCATCAAGACCGAGAACGACCGTGACGATTGCTACTGGCAGATTGACCGTGCGTTCGAGGAAGAGCGCATCTCCTTTGAGGACCACGAGCTCCTCTACGGTCTGGCCGGTATGGTTGAGGTCGCTTAATTTTTTTGCTTTCGTGTGTCCCTTTTAGGGACGTCAAGCAAGCAGTAAGACCCGTTTCGGGTAGGAGGTTTTTATGGAGCTCTACAAGTACACCGGCAGCGTAGCTGTCCTGACCGTTCGCTTCGGTAAGGCCGAGACCATCACCCTCTACGACAGCTACGACGACAGCGTCGCTCCGGTTCGTCTTGATGTGCGCGGTGCTCTCGCCGAGTACATCAAGAAAATCGAGGGCACTGACAGCGAGGAGCGGTACATGAATCTCGACTGGTACTACGACTTCAATATGCTGCTCCGGCGCATTGAGGTTCCGGGCGTCCCGTCCGAAAAGTTCCAGATGACCGGTGTCCCGGCCAAGGTTCTGACGCAGACCCGCAGCAATCCGGACGAGCTCGTCTGCTTCGGTTGCCCCGATTTCATCAACACAAGCAAGCCGGTCTCGATGGGGCCAGACGATTACCAGAACTTCCTCATGTGGCAGCGTGAGAATAGAGACTAAGGAGGTGCAGACGATGAAGCGTTACCAGATTTTGTGCAGCAAGACCGATTTCCTACTCTGCGTTTGGAAGTCGTCCGAGGAGGAGGCTCACAGCTTTGCAAGCGGGTATCGGGCTGCTGGATACTCCGTCGTTGTGTGGGAACACACGGAGCTCGGCGCGCGCAAAGTCAAAATCTAACCTCGCCTGATGATGGCCCTGTGGCAAGGGCCGAAATCATTTTGCCGTCTTTGGCAAGATGGTCGCGGGAGCCAAACCGCAAAGGAGTGTCAACTATGAAAACGAAGTCCTACAAGGCAACTTTCTTCCGCCACAATCCCCAGCTCAAGAATGGCGGTTACGTCACCGAGCGTAAGATTGAGGCCGTCTCGCTGCCCTCTGCTCGCAAAAGAGCCCGCGAGATTTCCGAGCACTGTGTGTACGGCAGCATGGAGCTGCTCGGCATCGAAATGGAGGCATAAGAGATATGACCGTTCTTGAGCGTTTGAAAGCTGCCGGGTATGACCCGGCCGTGTCCCTGTTCCCTGACTGTATCGGGAATGCCGGTTCCATGGAGTGTGAGCGCATCCAGATTCGCACGTTCTTCTGCCGCCCCCGTGAGAACGAGGCCGCCATCGGGGTGACCGCAACAGCGATGACCCACTTCTCTGACGGCTCGACCCGTCCGTACCCGGACGGCTGGCCGCGCAGCCTCGATGCCAGTGTCACGCTCTACTTCGCTGGCGACGCGGAATTTCATTATTTCGGCAATGTCGCCACTGACCTTGTCGGCTCCGATGCCGAGTTTCGCTACAGGCTCTTGAGCCGCTGTATTCAGGACTGCAAGTATTTCCTCGGCTGCGGCTCGCGTTTCAGCAAGTACCTCTGGGGCTGCTGCGTTGAGAATCATATTCAGGCCATGCGAATCCTGTGGGACAGCTTTTCCGACGACGAGAAGCCGGAGTGGACCTCTCTCGAGGAGATTGAGCGGTTCAGCAAAAAGATGCTTGAGGAGGAGATTTACTGATGGCTGCCCGGAATTTCAAGTTGTTCCTCGGCTGTCTCGGAAACGGCGTAACGGTCTGCAACTCCGCCGTGATGGAGGACGGCGATTTCAAGATGGTCGCTCACATCTCCAACGAGGGAAAAATCACTTGGTACGTCGGCGAGGATTACCCGCCTGCAGATGCTCTCGCAAGCATCCGGGCCTGCGCGGAGCAGGAGCGGGAAAAGTACGAGACATGGCTCAACGGCCTGTCTCCGGCCGCGCGCCGGGAGTATCAGCTCGAGCGGCTGCCGCTCCCTGAGTTTCTCGAGGAGCTCCGCAAGGCAAAGGAAGAAAGGGAGGGAGCCTAATGTCCCGCGATATTCACGATTACGACAGCCTCAAGGAGGCATACGGTGACCTGCTCATGTTCGAGCGGTTTCCCGGTCCGGTGCATAGCGAGCGCGTCGAGGACTTTGTCATTCAGCTCAAGCGCGACATCCGGGAGTACATCCATCGGGATTCCGATTACCGCATCGTCCGCGACGAGCTCGATTCTTTCGTTGAGCTTGTTGAGCTGCCCGACTACACCGCCGACTATTCCGAGGAGCGGGCTCTCTTGTGGTTCAAGATGTACCGGTCCTACCGCCTTTTCGACGAGTTGGGCTGCGGCGGGCAGTTCTTCACCACCGGCGTCAAGCTCTTCCGCCGTCGTGGCCGCTGGTACGCCTATCACTTCGTTTCGCTCGATATGTAAGGAGGTTCGCATGGAAATCAATATCACATACAAAAGCCCGGAGCATGAGGCTGCGTTCCTGTCTGAGCTTCAGCGGATTCCGCACATCGTAAATCCCGAATCCGGGCGCATCAATCCGTATTGGGGCGCGTCCCTGTATCTGCTCTCCGCGCTCACGCGCTGGCCGGAGCTCCGCATTGCCGTCATCGGCGAGGACTACATGATGTTCACGGCCGCAAAGGAGGCTTTCAATTTGAGCCAGAACGAGCGCATCATCGTCGAGTTAGCTGCCGCTTTTTACAACGCTAGTTTGTGGGAAATGCCGGGTTTTGAGATGGTGTCTGGAACGTGTGACACGGCTTTCGCGCTCATTCTTGAGGCATTCCGCCTGCGTCGTGCAAAGCTCTTTTGCAAAGACGGGGAGGTGTCCGCAGAATGGGAAGAAAGGAAATGAGCCTCCGGCGCGCTGTCGCCGTCCTGAGCTTCATTGGCACGGACGACTTCGGCCGCGAGGTGTTCGTCGATGAGCTGGGCACAATCTGGAAGTACACAGAGCCCGGTGCAATGCCGAGGGAGCGGCACGACAAGCTCTATACTGCATCCAGTAACGGCCGGGACGGTGAGCCGGACCTGCCGATGTCCGATGCGTTCGACTACAAGATTATCAACTAGGAGGCGGAACACAATGTCTGCTGTCTATCGGACGTTGTACGAAAAATATGAGCAGAACGACGTTTTGCACGTCGGGATTCAGGAGGTCGTCGAGGCCGAAAAGGAGATTGACACGTTCCTCAAGTCTCTCGACCGCAACCAGCGCGACCAGCTCGACACGCTGCTGGGGCGTCTGTCCCGCGCCTACGAGATGCAAGGTTTTCTTTTCGGTGGTCTTGCATCCGGCGCAAAGTGGAACGGAAAGACGGCTCCCGAACCGGGCGACGGATACGGCCGGAGCGTCCGGGCCTATCACGGCTCAACGCTCGCTCCGGTCTGCCAGATTGACCGCAAGACGAATCAGGTCATACATGAGTATCCGAGTATCGCTGCTGCCTCCCGTGCTACCGGTCTGGATGACAGCGCAATCGGAAAGGTATGCAAGGGAAAGTTACCCCATGCGGGCGGTTTTCTCTTTCGGTACATCGAGCAGTAAATTTTTCACAGGTACGCAAAAATATTTCAAGTTTTTGCCATTTTGCTCTTGCTTTCCACGCGCTTGTGTGGTATAATATAGTCAGTTGAGGGGGTGCTCCTCAATGAGTAAGGTGGCAAGGCCAGAAAGGAAACGACATGGACGACGAAATGAATACCGCCGAGGTGCTTCGAGACGAGGCAAAGGAGAACCGGACCCGTGAAATTCTTGAGCTTATGCGTAACAGCAAAACGCTCGAGGAGGCCGTGGAAAAAGTAAAAGCCCTGCTCAACAAGTAAGCAGGGCTCTCCGATGAAGAACAAAGGCCGATGACGGCGGCCAGAGTTCTGAAACGCCGGGGGAGTGAGAAACAGCTTGCAGATGCCTCACTTCTCCGGCATTTCTATTATAGCAGATTCAAGGGGGATTTCAAGATGTCAGCTTTAACGCCTGTTGCCGTTCGCATCACCGGGCTGCGCGAGGCTCGCGGGTTGACCCGCACCCGGCTGTCGCAGCTCTCTGGCGTCCCGCTGCGGACACTCGAGGAGTGGGAGGCCGGTCGCCGGGTCCCGCGCGATGTTTACCAGATTCATGCCGTCGCCGCTGCGCTCGGCATGAGCATTGAGGATTATCTTGGGCTATAATGAATCAGGAGGCCCGGCGTTGTGCCGGGCCTCCCTTTTTGTTATTCGGGCATAAAGCCGTAACCGGCCTCAAATGCCGCTACTTCTCGGAGGTAGGCAACGCGGCCTGCTGCGCGGTCGATGGCGTCGCGCAATTCGCGGTTTTCAACCAGCTTGAGCAGCGCGGTGAGCGTGTCCTCTGCCTGCATGATTTCGCGGGTGTCCTGCGGGTTGACCTGCTCCATGTAGAGCTCATAAATAGACTGTTCCATGCTTGCCTCCTATGCCCGCCAGAGGTTGAGCTACTGCCACGCATACGGGATTTGCGCGCGCCGTTCTTCCTGCTGCGGTGTTTCGGAGCAGCCATTGTTGACGGGAGGGCTGTTCGTGGTCCCCGTGTAGCCCTCTCCATCACCTCCCTGTGGGCCGTCTCCCGCAGGCTGATTTTAACTTGCTGGCTATTTGCCTGTAGCTTTTCGGAGTGCTTTCTCCTGCGTTGAGCCGTAGAACGCCACGAGCACGGCTCCGGGGCCTCGATTTCGGGCTTTTGCGGTCTGGTCGTAAAGTTTGTCGCCTGTCCACCGCGACGCTTTGTGGGTCTCCGCAGGAGGCTTTCGTCACTTGCCGGGTCATTTTATGCGTTCAGCTCTTTCTCGAGCTGCTTGATGCGTTTCTTCACGGACAATCCGGAGTTAAGACGCAGGCCCTCCCGGTATGCGTCGAGGGCTTTCTGCTTGAGGCCGTTTTGGTCGTATATCTGGCCGAGTTCCTTGTAGGCATTGGAGAGCTGGTATGTGGACATCTTGGGATTCAGGGCTGACAGGCTCAAATAGTCTACCGCTTTCTGTTCCGCCTGCTCCGTGTAGGTCTCTTTCAGCTCACAAATGCAGCCCTGCGCCTTTTCGAGCAGCTCGTAGGGTGACAAGTCTGTTTTTTCTTCATACCGTTTCAGCCTATCGGCGTTCCGTTCCAGCGTCTCGGCATCCGGGCCATCAATCCCGGCTTTCGCCCTGTTCTTCGCGTCGAGTTCTTTTTCCCAACTGTCGTCGCCATCAACTTCGTCCATTGCCTTTTTCCGAGCGGCCTCAAGCTCCTCATGCGGGATTTCCATGAGTTCTGCGGTTCTCATGCCGCCGTAGTCTGGAATCTCCTGCGGCTTGTCTGCCGGGGCTGTCGGCTCAAGGGCGAATGTAAAGCCGAGCTTCTCGCTCCACCCTGTCTCCCGCTTCTTCGCGGTGAACAGGGTGAATTTTTTTCGTGCCGAATCCACGTTTATCCCGCGAACGGTATTTGCACTCACCTGAACAGCTCCGGCCGCGATGGTCGAAAAGGTGTTCGTATCAATAAGCATGGTGCTCTCTCCGCTCGGGCCGTATGCCGTCATAAAAAGAGCCACGCTGCCGTCGTCCGATATTCCACACGCGGCAATATAAGCATCCGCGTCGAAGTAGGCAAGCGGCTTGAGCTCGCCGTCTGTAATATAGCACCGCTTTTCATCAAAGCAAGCCACGCGGCCCGCCTTGCTCGGTGCAAAGTTCAGTTCGGTGCTCGGTTTCTTGTCTCTACGGTCGCGCAATTCACTCTGGATTTCTGCTGCGCCGTCGATTGTTACCCCCCCCCCGAACAGTTGTTCGTGGGTGAGGGACGCAGTTGTGTTACCCATAACTGTTGTCCTCCTGTCCTGTGTTGGTGGTCGTGCTTTTATGATAGCACCTAACAGGGACAATGGCAACGGCTTTCGCGCCAGCGATTGCAAAATCGCTGAGTATAATATATTCTCTACTCTTCTTTACTTTACTCTACTCTACTTTGTCGATTGTTTCGCCGGAAATACCCGGAAATGCTGCTTTCAGTGCATATCCGCGCGGATATGCGTTCAAAACTGTATTTCCGCTCCGGTTATATTGTTTTTCGTGGTATTTTGGGACAACTGCGTGTGTTGTCTCGCATGACCCTTTTATCAACTTTTTCCACCCAGTTTTCCACTTTTCGGGTCGTTCTGGTATTTCCGCGCCGTTTTTCTGCGGTTATCCACGGAAATGATAGAAAATGTATCAAAAAGTGCATTTCTGTCCCGAAAATGTCTTTTTACGAGAATAACCGCGCCGGAAATGCTGTTTTAAGTGCGTTTCCGGGGAAGATATTGCAAAAAACAGCAATAAAAAAAGAGCCTCCCGGCCCTCTTGTGCGAGGAATACCGGGAGGCTCGTGCTGTTATGTGGTAGCTGCTGGGGCGTCCTTAGTGAATCTGGTTCTTGACGTTCTCGTAGGTCTTATCGCCCTCGATAGCGGCCTGCGTGAAGGAGTTGTTGTACCACCAGTTAATCAGGGCCGTAACGGTGGTGATGCCCGTGGTGACGAGCTGTTCCACCGTGCTGCTCTCGATGGGCAGCGGAGACTTGCCGAACGCGCTCAAAATCTGGTTTGCCAGAGCCAGCAGCAGAGCAGCGGTACGGACGATGGTGGCGGCGGAAACTTTGTTATTGTACTTCATAATAGCGTTCTCCTCTCATTCGACAATGGATTTGATTCCGCAGCGGGAAACGACTTCCCGCTGTGCGTGTTTGACCTTAGAGGCGTAGTCCAAGGCTGCGTGCATATCACCATTGCAGTGCGCGTCAGGGATGCGCTGAACTGCCTTTGCGGTGGCCTCGCCGAGGGCGATGGCGGCGAGAGAAGTTTCATAGATGCAGATTTGCAGCTCCTCTCTGCTCTTTTCGCGCTGGGCTTCAATGTTCTCGCGCTTCTTGGCTTCTTCGGTCCGCTTTCTCTCGTGCTGCTCGATTTTGCGCTCAATCAGCCAGACAGCAAATCCAAAGATTCCAGACGGCACTCCAACGGTGACGAGAATTTGCCATGTTTCCACTGGTATCACCTCCTCCCTCACAGATATTTGTCTGCGCCTGACAGGGCAGTCCAGCTCTTGGGGCCGCAAATGCCATCAGGGACGAGGCCGTGCTTACGCTGGGCCGTCATCAGTGCCTTTGTGGTAGCCGGGCCAAAACTGCCGTCGTGCGGGATGCCGAGGAGCCGCTGCAGCATAACCGTAGCTGCGCGGTTAGCGGCTCCCTCGCAACCCTGCTCGATGGTCGGCAGGACAAACTTGTTGTAGGTGGTGCTGGGATACACACCGGGCTGGACGCAAAGCCATGTAGCCTTGCCTCCGCGCGTGTCGGTGTGGACAATAGCGGCCTTGTCGTGCCAGTAGATGCCGACCGCGCCAAAGCCCTGTGCGGCTGCGATGATGCCGAGGGCAACGGGGTTTACGCTCCGGTCCTTCGTGCGCCAGTCGGCCGCAATGCCGTAGAGGTGGCGGCTCGTCCGGCTGCCGCCGACTTTCGGGTCTGCGTTGTGCTTCACGCACCGGTAGCCTGACGTAACCTTGATGGCCTTGCCGAGCTTGGTGCGGATGGTCTGCATCTTCTGGACGAGCTCCGGGTCAATCATCTGCGCCGTGCATCCGCACGGGCAGGCGAACTCGTACCGCTCGAAATCCGTGGTAATTTTCGTGTGGTCGTTCGGCTTAAAGGTAATTACGCTCATTCTCACCGTCTCCTTTATCAGTCTGTTTGAGTACGGAAAATTCTGCGTGTACCACCGCGCGGGCTGCGCCGTAGCCCTCCGGCTCCCCGCAGTTCGTTTCGAGGGAGTATTCCTCCCACCGGTCGAGCAGCTTAACGGTGGCCGTCAAAAGCTGTTCGAGCCTCTCCTCGCGGTTCATTGGCGGCTCCTTTCAGCGGCTCTCGCCGCGCCGGAACAGGGTGTAGCGCGGTCGTTCCTCTCCGAACAGTAAATATCGCAGCCAGTCGTCGAGGACGATGGCCGCGATAGACACGAAAATCCACAAAATGCTGAACGGGAGACAAATCTGCCCTTTGTAGTTGAACGGCATCCCGGAATAGTCCCAAACGCCGAGGCCGAGCCAGACGTTGAGAATCATGCCGGTAATGAGCTCCGTTCCTGTCACGATGGCTGAACCGAGGACACCCTGCCAAATGAGTGGAGTGTCCCACTCAAGTAGACCATCGTTCAGCTCACCGAGAATCAGAAAAAGGAATCCGCCGAGGACGAACATTGTCCAATGGCTATGTCCTCTGAAAAGCACCTCGAGTCCGAAGTACGCAAGCCCTCCGAACACAAAGAGGATAGCAGTTTTACATACAGAGTTCCTTGCCATTTCGGTCCTCCTTAGGCGGAGAGCTTGTTGATGATGGCCGTAATCTGCGCCTGCGCTGCGCTGAGGATGCCCTCGACTTCCTTTTCGAGGTCCTCGGGAAGGGTACATCCGTAATAGATGGAGCCGATAACATTCGGGTCAGTCTCGCGCTTCGCCCACTGGCGCAGCGCATTGCAGTAGGTCGTCTGTTTGGTGACGAAGCTCTTGTATTCGCTGTACAGGGTAATAATGTCTGCCGCGCTGTACATAACGCACTTGCCGCCATCAGGGTGGTAAGGGTATTCGGACGCGCCCAACGTAATAGCCGCAAACATCGAGTCGATGTTCGTCTGGTCGTTGGGCATCAGCGAAAAGTGCTGCGTGCCGCCGGACAGCTCCACGTCGATACCAGCATAAATAAAGTTCTGGCAGGTTTCGGAGGCGTCGTCCGCCACCTTCTGCGCCAGAGTGGGAAGGTCATTTTTCTTCCATTCGATAGCCATACTGTCCTCCTTACTGGAATGCGCCGGAGACGGCTTCGATGTAGCCGCCCTCGCCGGATTCGCCGCGCTCCACGCTGACGCGGAAGTTAAACGCCGCGCCGTTGGTGGCGGTCTTATTCTCAAAGACGATGTTCACGCCTTTTTTTACCTCGGTCGTGGCATCCTGCCAGACCGGGGAGCTGTCGAGTGCGTTGTTGGTCACTTCGGCTTTGAACTTCGCATCATCGGGGATGGAGCCGGTCACCTGAAGCACGGCAACGGTAATGTCGCCCTCAACGGCCAACGGTTCAGCCAGCGTCACGCTTGCGGCGTGGACGGCCTTGGTAAAGGTCGCGGACGTGCTGACGGTTTCCTTGCCGTCGCTCACCTCAACGGTGATGGTGTGGTTGCCGTTCAGGATTTTCTGGAATCCGGCAGCGCTGGCCGTCTGCTCAAAGGTCAGGGCCGTGCCGCTGGCAACGCCGGTGCGGGCCTTGGTGGTCTTGCCGTCCAGCTTTTCGGTGACGGTCAAGGTGTCGCCGTCGGCATCCCTGACGGTGTACTTCCACGCAAAGGCCGCGTTCTTCCGCCCCAGAGCTGCGCCGTCCGTGCTGACGGTAGGTGCAGTGTTGACACCGACCGTGCCATCGTCAGAGACCACGAGTGTAGAGGGAAGAATGAAAGCGGGGCGAACACCAAAGGAGTAGTGGCACCAGTTGTAGCCGCTGGAGCCATCGGTGTAGACGAGCCAGACGCTGCCGTAATTGCTGGTGTACGGAGAGCGCAGCCACCAAATGGCAGCGGAGCTGCCATTGTATGCAATACGCTTGCTGTTACCGCTGGAGCTGTTGCCAAAGTATGCCAGCCTCACACCGTCCTTCGGGAAATAGCCGTTGTCGCTGGTCGTCCAACCAACCTCATAACCAGACAGCAGGAACACTTTGGTGCTCAGGCCGTTGGAGCCGGTGGCAAGGCTGCCGCCGGAACCAGTGCCGTTCTGGTACGGGATTTTCACCTGCTTAATAGCCGCCCGGATGTTGCTGTCGATGAGGTTGTAGAACGTTCCGTTCAGGTATGTGTGGATGCTGGAATCCTTGTAGGAGTTATTGTTGCCGAACGTGGACGTTGTGTAGATGTCCTTCATCAGCAGCCACGTTCCATTGCAACTCGAATCATAGGTGCTGGTGTTCGGGTTGCCCTGCTGCACAACAATAAAATCTTTGGACGCGCCGTTGACTTTGATTTTGACAATGCTGCCAACGGCTTTCGTGCCCAGTTTTACGTTTGCCATTGTTACCTCCTTGTTTTCGTTCAGGCCCACGGCATGATCTCCGCAGGCCGCGTGTTCTGCGATACAGAGAGGGACAGGGCTTTGTGCTGCTTCTTGTAGATGCAGCGGCATTGCCTCGCCCGCCGTCTGTCACGCGCGAGTTTGTTCGAGTTGATTTTTCGATGGATAGGGATTTTACAGTCAAGCAATTTTTCGAGCCGGTCAGCGTACTTGCGGCGTAAAGAGTAAGTATCACCATGGGCGGCATGGGCATCCCACGCATCAAAGCTCCGCAGGATTTCCTGCTTGGTCACTTCGCCTGCGGGGTATGCCGTCTCCCAATATCTGATCTTGTTCTTCATCCGCTTGGAGCTATCCCGGCGCAGCTTTTGGATGACCGCGCCGGTGTCGGTCAGGTAGCTATGGAATCCCAGAAAATCAATACCGTTCCGCAGCGGGAAGATGGCGGTTTTCTGGTTCAGCTCAAGGCCGTAACTGTCCATGAGCGCCCGCACATCCCGGAGAATGTACTGCAATTTCCGCTTGTCCGAACAGATGATATAGAAATCGTCCATGTATCGGCCATAGTATTTGATGCGGTACTTCTCTTTGATGATGTGGTCAAACTCATCCAAAAACATCAGCGCAAAGAGCTGGCTTGTCTGGTAGCCCAGCGGCAAGCCGTCCTCCATCACGTCGATGTAGATGCAAAGCAGCTCATAGACACGCGGGTCAACGCCGCGCTTGTCCAGCACGGCTTTGAGCTTGCGTTTTAGCTTCCGGTGGTCGATGCTGGCGAAGAAATGCCGCACGTCGCCTTTCAGCACCCAGCCGTCCGCGCCGTGGCCCTCACGGCGGTAATAGTCCACCATGTGAGTTTTCAGGCGCATCAGGCCGTCGTCTGTGCCTTTGCCGGTCTGGCTGGCGTGGCTGTCCCGGATGAAGCTCTTTGTAAGGACGTCGTACAGAACATTATCCACCAGCGCGTGCAAAACCACTTTATCGACAAAAGCGGGTGCATGTACCATCCGTTTCTTTGGTTCGTATACTGCGAAAACCTCAAACTTACTTGGCACATAGCGTATCTGCTGCCGGATGTCGCCGCCCGGCTGGCGCACATCACGCACAGCCAGCTTGCGGGACAGCTTTTCCGTGCAGGCCAGCGCCTGCGCCTCGTACTCGATTGTTTTGCTTTTACTGCGCTTTCCCTTCCGGGCTTCAAGGTAGGCTTTGTAAAGCACCTCAAAGCTGCACAGTTCTTCGTATGTCAAAATGACCCTCCGCTGGTTCGCGTTGCGGTAGTGGGCTGCATCCGGCAGGGATGGCCCACCTCAGCGGGATGTATTTATCACTTGCCTGCATCGGCAAGCGACAGGATGCGGTTTCCTTTGATGGGCGCACTGCTTTCAGCTTATGCCTACTCGTCACACGGTTCCATCAGAGCGGGGCGAACACCATAGGAGTTGTTGTACCAGTTGTTGTTGTTGGAGCCATCGGTGTTGACGTTCCAGACGTTGTTGTTATTGTTGGTGTTCGGAGAGCGCAGCCACCAAATGGCAGCGTCAGACAAACAAACCGCACCCTTTATGCAAAGCGGTTGCCCGCTGTGCGTTTACGGTTCCGGGTAAAGGACAGCTTTCAGGGCGGCAGCCTGTTCGGTCAGCCGTTTCCGTTCCGCTTCTGCCCGGAGTTTTTCGGCACGTCCGCGTTCCGACGTGAGCCACTTCATCGCCGGGTATTTTACGTCCGTGACCTTCTTTGTCCAGATACCGGCTTTCTTCGCACTGATGATACCTTCCTCCGTGCAGATGGTCAGGTATTCCAGCAGTAGAGAGCAGCCGTCCACGACCGCGCCGATCTTCTCAACGCGCCTGTCGTAGTCGGTCTGGAAATTGACATTGTTCGCCGCGTGTGCATCCAGCAGGATTTGCCGGGCGGTCAGCCGGATGCCCTCGCCGAACAGCCGGAAAGTGCTTTTGGAAAAGCCCTCCCTGTCCCGCGTGTCGAGTGCATGGACGGCAGTGCCACACACCTTCTGGATGTCGCGCACATCTTCGAGCGCTGCGACTTTCTGGATGATCTTCCGGGCATCGCTCCGGCTGATGTCGTCGGTGACAATGCGGGTTGCCCTCTGGGTGTACCGCAGCAGCTCCCGCGCATTCGCGCCGACCTTGAACGTTTCAGCCATCGTCAGAACTCCACCCTTGCCTGCTCGGCATTCCACGCGCCTGCCACGGTCAGGCCGTCCAGACTGCCGAACGTGGCAGAGAACGGATTTTTCGTGACGTTCGTGCCGAACTTCAGCTCAATGGCCTTGATGCTGGCGTTCATAGCTGCCACACTGGCACGGATGTCGCTGTGGGCGTTCTCCGCACCGTTGTGAGCGTCCACGGCTGCGCTGATGCGCTGGTCGGTCTCGGCCTTTTTGTAGCCGTCCACTTCCCACCGCTGGCTCTCGGTCAGGTGGCCGTCTGCATCCAGCGTGGCAATGCCGCCCGGCACGCCGATCTGGTTAGTGCGGACAACATCTTCATCCGGCGCCTTGCCGGGGCCTGCGTTAAAAGAACCGTATGCCATTTAGGTTCCCCCTTCCTGTGCATCCGTGTATTTCACGGTGCTTGTAATGTGATACTGTGCAGAAATTTTCTCGGTCGGAGCTTTGGCGGCCCTCAGCCGCAGCTTTCCTTCGAAGCTTTCGGTCGCAATAAAGCCCACCGCACCCGCCACATCGTAAAATTCCGGCAGTACCGTAACATCCACAATGTCGGTAGCCAACAGGCCCGCAATGGGGATGTCACAATAAAAATAGCCGGGGGAGGAATCATCCTCGCCCCAGCCATCGACCGGAATCGTAAAAGACACCGCAGCCGTGACATCCTGCTTTTCGTGCAGGATGTCATCGGTTTCCTCGAATCCGTTTGCCGTTGCTTCGGAAAGGTCTCCGATTGCGGTGTTGCACTGCTTGATGTGGCTGCAAAGCGCGGCAAGCCCTGTGCCCAAAAGAGTTTTGACCTTCGCTTTTGCCATAGAGCTTACCTCCTCATGTCTTAGTCAGCCAGCAGAGCGGCGATCTCCTCTGCGGAGAAGTCCTCTACATCCTCGTCGTGCAGAACATTCTCCGGCTCGGTGTACACGACGACTTCCTTGCCGTCAATGTTCACATTGCCGTTGGTGGAGCTGGCTGCGGTCTTGGTGGCACCCTCAGAGACACCGGCCAGCTTTTCGCCCTCGGCATCGGTCATCAGGCGCTTGCCAGCCTCGGCGGCCACAAAGTCGGCAGGCTTCTTGCCGCTGTCGGTCAGGTTGCCCTCACCATCCAGCGCAGCGAGGTTGCCGGTGGTAGCACCAGTGACCTTATCGGCCTTGCCGGAAATGTCCACTTCCTCAGGGGTGGGAACATACAGACCGTCGTCCTTCAGGGCCAGAGCGTTGCCCGCAGCAGCGGAAACATTGACCTTGACATCCACCTCATAGCCAGCGATGGTAACGGTGGTGGAAGCATCCTTGCCGACGGCCTTAGCCTTGTAGGTATCCACCAGCGCAGCCATGCTCAGGAAAGAGTAGGTGCAGGAGTCAGGATTCTCGCCCTTGACGGCCAGCACCATGACGGGCTTGCCGTCCAGCTTGGGGTCGGTAGCGCCGGGGTAGGTCGCAGCATCGAACTTGAACTTGGCCACGAAGGTGGTCTTGGTCTGGTCGAGGAACAGCTCAGAGGGGAAGTCAACGGAGAAAGCAGCAGTGCCGCTCTTGTCGGTAGAGGTGTAGAAGTTCACGGTGTTGCCGTCAACGCCAAGAGACTTGATAGCAGCGTTGGCTGCGGTCTGCACAGGGGTAAAGGCGTCCTTCTTGACGAAAGTCTTCTTGATCTCAGCGGTCAGGTTGCGGATGGTGGTCTTGGTAGAAATCTGCTTAGACATAATAGTGTCCTCCTAAAAATTATTTCAGCATATCAACGATTTCCTGCTGCGTTTCTTCCTCGTTCAGCAGGTCTTCGCTCGTCATAACGGTTTCTTTGCGGACAGTCAGCGCGTTTGCACTGTCAAAGTCAAGGCCTTCGCCAATGCGGACGGCAATAGCGCCGCTCGCGTCACGCTTCAAGTCCTGACCGATGCTTACGCTACCGGTTTCACCCGAACCACCTCCTTTCCCGAACAGGGTTACGGTCGCCTGAATGTCTGCTTCCGGGATGCGCTGAGAAAAGAATCTGATGAAACCATCATGCGTTTCGCACCCGTTCAGGACACCCGCTTTGGTCGTAGTATAGAAGCTGCCGGGAGATACAACGCCAACGGGTACAAGCTCACTGGTGCTGTCCGACAGTTCTGCATCATAAATGCACTGGTAGTAATCCATACCGCCAGCGTTTTCGTAATCATCCTCGTTGCGGGCGGGCTTCCACCCGTCAGCCGCAAGGGTGAGTTCGTAGGAGCCATAGTAGCCGCCTGTTCCGCCGTCCACCTGTTCCTTGATAAGAGCCTTTACCTGTTCTTCGTTCAGGATTTCCCCGGATTCAGACAGGTTCTTCACGGCTGCGCTGACCGCTGCCGTGATGGTAGTCGCATGGGCACTGGCGTCGGCGTTGTGCTTCTCAATTTCGGCCTTGACCAGCTTCATCAAAGCCTGCATCTGCGGGCTGAGGGCAATTTCGATTTTTGCTTTGTTCGAGATTGCAATAAGGGCAGCAATCTCAATTTCAAAATCAGCGTTCACGCTGGATGCAGGGACTTCGATTCCACGTTCATCCTGCATGATGAACAGCAGCACTTCGGCATCATCGTTCAGGCGGCCATATACGCCGATCTGGTGCATGATGTAAGTGCTTTCTGCTCCGGTAATCTGGATGCTGACTTTCCGGGCCGTTTCCTCTCCGTCCTTTACGGTGTCAATCGCAAGGATGGTCAGTTCGTGCGTTTCGCCGCTGACGGTCGTTTCTGCCGACAAGTCGGTTTCAACGATGCCGGTGCCGCTCACGGCGCGGGTGATGGTGAGCGAGCCGCCGGAGAGGGATTCCGACAGGAGCGCGGCACCGGCAGTTGTATAACTGGATTTTTCCCAGCTCATGTTGTCTGTCCTCCAATCTTGATGGTTACGGTTTCGTGCGTGTGCGCAAGCCCGCCGGTGGCGTATGCCTGCGCGGTGATGTTTTTCGGGTGGATGGCTCCGGGCAGTTCAACGGTCGTCTGCATCCGCGCTGCGCTCATAGCACCGGCAACATAGCCACGAGCCGTGACGGCGCGGGGTTTGATGCTTCCGGGCAGCCGAACGGTGCAAAAGGCAGCCATTCCGCAGGGTGCGGCGGCGACGTAGGCTGGCTGTAAATCCGGAATATATGCAAGAACAAGCGAAAGCGAAAGATGAGCCGGAATCTTGCGCTTCAAGCATTCCATGACGTCGCTCGATAAGAATGTGGAGTTATCATTTGGGAAGAGCTTCACATAAATTCTGCTATTTTTGAATTCAACAGAGGACGAGGCTCCGGTATATCCAAAAACAATATCTTTTATCTCCTGAGAGCCGATGTGGTTGCCGCCGATGAAGTACAAGGCGACGAGCTTGCGCCGCGCCTCGAGGGTGCGCTTCTGGTTCAGAGGGATACCGAGGAAGGTTTCCATCTGCGCCAGCGTATCCGTGTCCATCAGGGATACGAAGTTGTTGTTGACAACAGCGTCCACGCCGTCCTCGATTTCGTCCAGCCCGCCTCCGGCTGCGCGCCAGATAGCGTCCATCTCGAAAACATCCCGGTAGAACACCGGGTAGAATGTTTTCAGCTCCTCGTATGCGCTGGGGAATCCGTTAGGATACAGGGTTGGTTTCACTTACTGTCACCTCCCCCAAAACAAATACCTCCTCTTTTCCGGCCTCGACGTTTGCCGTCTGGCCGTTGAAACGGAGGTTTGCGTAGTCCAGCACTCCCAAGAGGCTGTAAATCGTGTTGCCGACCGTGCTGATGCGCAGGGTGGGCGTTTCGCTGTCGTCCGTGGTGAGGTTGATGCTCTTGATTTGAGCTTTGAGGGCCGTCTGCGCTGCGCTCCTGACGCTGGCGAGGTCTCCTCCCTTTGCAAGTGTCACGGAGAAAGAGATGTTGACCCTTTTCGCCGTGGCGGATGTCGCGGTGAAGTGCGCGCCGATGTTGGCCTGTCCCTCACCAAGGCCGGTCCCGCCCGGGTCGATGTACTCCTGTACGCGCTGCACAACAGCCTCAGACGCCGGGCCGCCCTCCGTGTCAATGAGAATGCCTTTGACCGTGTTCTCTCCCGCCCAAAGGGGAACAATGCGCGCACGGCCGACGCCGGAGATGCTCTCGCACCACGTTTTGTAATGCTGCTGGTTTCCATTTTCTGCCGGTCCAGCGATTTTCTCCTGTACACGCTTTCGGAGGCTCTCGTCGTCCTCGTCGTCTGCGCCCGGTTCGAGCTCCTCGACGATGGAGCAGGCCGTGAGGCTCCGCTGCGTGTCGGTCGGCACAACAGAGGTTCCGGCCGGAATGTCGTTCGCCTCCGTTCCGGCTTTCTCCGCCTCGATGTAGATGCCGAGGGCGTCATCCTGCGCCAGCACAAAATACTGGCCGCTGCAGAAGAAGCGCGTCCCGAGCTCCGGGAGTTCCCCGTCGTACTTGATGCGATACTTTGCCGTCGCGGCTGCCTGCCGGTAAACGGCGTATTCCTCCGCCTTGAGCGTCAGGTAATCGCCGGTCGCCGTCACCAGAAACACCATCTCGAACACCTGTTCGAGGTCTGCATAGTATTTGGCGATTTTGAAAGCGATGCCTGCGACAGCATCGTAGAAGATGCTGCCCTGCCGGAGGTCGATTCCGTCCGGCGCGCGGCTCAAAATCTCCTCCAAAACCTTGTCGTAGGTCTGGGCTTCAAACACTCTATATCACCTCCTCGACCTCTGTGGTCCCGTAAATAGTGTCCGCCGTGAAGTGGACGTTGCAGGAATCCTCGTTGAACTCAAACTCAAAGTCATAGACTTTAAGAATCCGGCCGTCGCAGAGGAGTGCATCCTCCACAAGTCTCGGGATTTCCGCCCTGATAAGCTCCTCTGTCGCGCTCTCGTCCGTGACAGTGTCCTTGATTTCGCTGCCGTACTGGTTGTCGTAGACGAGGCAGTGGAAACGCGGAGTGAGGAGTGCTTTCAAAATAAACTGGTTGACGGCTTCGAGGCCGTCAACCTTTCCGACGATGCGCCCGGTATCGAGGTCGAGCTTGTAGGTGAGCGACGGCTGCTCTTTCTCCTCCTCGATGCCGGAAATAGGAATGGGAACAAATACTCTGCTCATACGATAGCCCTCTCAAGAGCGTAGTAGCTCTTACCGTCGTTGAAGCGGAGAAGGTAGACAGATTCGCCCGTCTTGAGCGCATTGTAAACGGTCAGCAGACCGCTCTCGATGGAAAAGGTTTTCAGCGAGTGGATGTGCGCACTCTCCTTGCTGCTCTCGACCTTGTGATAGTCTCCCACGGGCTTGTCCTTATCGCCCTCAAGCGGGCAGCCGACGAGGCCGGTCACCCCTCCGCCTCTGGAATCGAACAACTGGAACTTGTGGCCGTGCGCGCCTCCCACATGGGTGTTGCTGTCGATTTTGCCGTCCGCGAGGGCGATGTCTACTTTCACTTGATAGTCGGTCAGGTTCCGGGGGACGAGGAGCGCGCTGCCAGAGATTTCGAGCTTTTCGTCGTTCTCTATCTGGATGGTGAGCGGGCTCTCTTTCGTGACCGTGCCGACAACGATGCCGCCGTCTTTCGGCAGCATGGAGAGAAAGAGCTGCTTTAGGCTCGTCGCTTCATCCGGGTTCATGTGCAGCTCCTCCTATCCGATTTGACTGGCGTCCACCCATCCATAGACGGTGCTCTGCTTGTCCGTGTGGATGATGTGGTACGGGTGTTTTGCGTTCTTGCTCTTGGCGATGGCGGTGATTTTCGCCGGTCCCGCTTTCGGGCTGTTGGTCGGAGACGTCGCGGTGGACGCAACGTACTGGGGACCGCCCGAAAATTGGACCTTATCGCCGACGGAGTGCGAGGTCGAGCTCTTTTCATCGCTCGCCTTTGCGCTCCGCTCGGTGTCTGTTGCCATGTTCAAGGTAAGGCGCATCGAATGGTAGTTGCCCTTGAATGTGTGGGTATCCTCGTCTACATAGTAGCTGTTCGAGATGCCGAGCGGCCTGATGATGATGCACAGGCCGACGCCAGAAATGACGTTTGCCTGCCCGAGGCCCTCGATTGTCAGCGTTTTGCTGGGGAGCTTCTGCTCTGCGAGCATGGATTCAGCCATGTCCGTGAGGTTCGCCTCCTCGGTGTTGCTGTCGGGCGTGGAAATGTCCTGCATGATACCGATGGTCTTTTCGAGCTCCGTGTCCGCCTTTTCGGCGAGCACTTTGTCCTCCTTAGACAGCAGCTTTATGCGGGTTTTCACCTTCTCGATGCTGCAAGTGTAGTCGTAGCTTATAAGGTTCCGGCCGGTTTCCACCACCCATTGCAGGATGTTGTCTTTCCGCTTTATCAAGCTCAGTTTCCCGTCGGCTGACGTCACATAATGCCTGATGCCGGTGGCCTTAAACGTGAGGCTCAAGGCGTCCAGAATAACATCGCAGGCTGTCGTTTTGGCCTTTGGTAGCTCCGAGATGACGTAGCCAGTGTCGGCCACGTCCTTGTACGGAATCTGGAATCGGTCGCAGCAGTCCTTGAAGATTTCGGACGCCTTTTTCCGCTTGTAGCAAAAGCTGTCTTTGTTGTTCGACAGGTAGATACCCACGTCGTAGGCCTTGATGGTCATGGTCTTTTTCGTGCTCTGCCTCTGCTGCATGATGATGCCGCGAAACAGCTCTGCGCCCTCCCAATAAAAAACACAGTGGTTTCCCTTGGTGACATCAATGCCGGAACGGGCGTGTTTCCAGCCGTCATCGTCGATAAGCGATACGGAAAGAGTGCGCGCCGGGGAGCCCTTTCGGCCGCTCCATGTCGCGCTCTCCACCAGCTCGCTCATGTCGTAGGTGGTCTCGCCTTTTGTGACGAGGAATGTAATCTTGCTCATTGCCTCACCTCACGGGAGCTGCAACACCTGTCCGGGATAAATCAAATTCGGGTTTTTGAGCTTATCCTTGTTCAGGGAATAGATTTCTTTGTACCGGCCTCCGTCGCCGAGGGTCGATTTCGAGATGTTGTAGAGGCAGTCTCCGGGCTTGACCGTGTAGGTTTTCGCCTGCACTCGGTTGTCTGTCCGGGTGGAGCCGCCGGAGACGGTCGCAGTTCCGGTCGAGCTGACTTTGACCTGCCGGATTCTGACCTCTCTGTACTCCTTGAGCTTGATTTTGTAGTAGATGCTCCCGGGGTCGCCGCCTTTTCTGTAAGGCTGCAAGCTCTGGATAGCCGCGTAGAAGTTTACGCGCGTTCCGGTCAGGATGAGGTGCACCGGCTTCGCGCTGATTTTCCACTCGAAAAGCCGCTGCATCATCGCATCCGGTGACGACAGCATAAATGGCGTCTGGATGCCCGGAAAATACGCGGCTGGAAAAAAGCTGTCCCACGATACCTCCACGGCCGCCCGGTCCTGCAAAACGAGGATTTCGCCGAGGCCACTGATGGTGACGCTCGTGTTCTTCGTCCCGTGAGTGACATCGAACTTCGTCGGCAGAACAGGAAAGCGCAGTTTCTCGCGCTCTCCGTTGTGCGTAATCCAGAGCTGCATACTGCTCTCAAAAATCATAGGCAAGGTCTCCTTCCTCGAAGATTTCACCCTTGATGATGCTCATAAGGACTGGCTTTGCATGGCGCGTCAGAATGTCGAGGACGGATTCCTCATTCATTCCGCCGACGTCGATGGAGCCGCTGCCGTTGATTTCGATGATAATGCGTTTGACGGTCTCGCCAATGCTGGGCGCGTCCGAGGAGGAGGCCGGGGCCTCCTGCTGCGCGTCGCTGGCGGCCGGGGCAGTCGTGTTGACCGGGGCCTCCTCTGCAGGTGCAGCCTCCTCCGTAGTCTGCGCCTGCACCTCCGGTTCGACGTACTCAATACCGGTGGGCTGTGCATCAGAGCCCTGCCCGTCAGCCGTGAGATAGGAATACTCCTTGACGGCCTCCATACCCTCCGGCAGGTCATTCTCCGGGAGCGGGCTTGCCGTGGGCTCCGGGGCGTTCGTGGCGTTTTCCGTGCTGTTCACGGCTGCGAGGATTCTTTCGGTCTCCTGCGTGGGGAACACCTCGGACCCGCGCGCGCCGATGATAAGCTCGGGGCCTTTCTCACCGGCGATGTAGACGTCCTCCTGTGCGGACAGAGTGCCGTTCGCGTGACCGGTAACTGTCGTTGCGGTGGGTGTCGTTGTCGGCGCAGTTTTCAGGTGGGAGGCGGCTGCGTTCGCAACGGCCTCCGCTGCGCTCCCGGCCTCGCCAGTCATGGAGCGGATTGCATCACAGTAGGCCTTGATGGTATCCTGTGCTGCTTTCCGGGCCTCGTCGGTCATCTCCATGTTTTGAACCGTCTTGGACATCCGGGTCTCGATTTCGCCCATCTTCTCGTCGAAGTCGGTTTCCATCTTGGCGACGTTGTCCGCGAAGGTGTCCTTTGCCTTTTCGGTCTCCTCAAACTTGGAGTTAAACTCGGTGACGAACTTGGAGGCTGCTGCGGGCATACCCTCGGTGCTGCCTCCCAGTTTCTCGATGTTCTGGATAATGGCGTTGATGTAGCCCGCGCTTTCCTCGCTGCCGTCGCTCAACGACTTAATCAGGCCGTCATCGAGGCCGTATTCTGCGGCCTTTTTGAGGTTTTCAGAGTAGAGGTTGAGGTAGTCTGTCTGGCTCTGCATGGCCTTTTCCATGTCGCTGATGGACAGCTCAGACGAGGTTTTCATCGTGTCAAACAGACCGATTTGCCCTTCGATGCTCGTCCGGGCCGATTCATACGCCTTGTCATAGGCCGCCGTGAGGTTATCGAGCTCTGTCTGTGCCGTGCTGACGGCCGCGCTGACGGCCTCCTCATAGCTGACGGTCTGGTTCTGCGAATCCTCGACTGCCTGCGCGACGCCGCGCCACTCGCCCTCAATGTCGGAGAGGGTCTGCTGGTTCTCGTCGTAGGCAGATTGCAGCTCCTCGAGGGATTTCTTGTACTCGTCGATGTCAGAAGTCCACGCCACCCACGGACTGTCCTCCATCCAAAAGCCGCTGCCGCTGACCCAGTCGCCGGTGACGTCGTCCTGCCTCATGCCGCGCCGCTGACGCTCCGCGTCGAGGTTGGCCTCCGCCTCCGCGATTTGCTGTTCGAGGCTGCTCTGCTCTTTCAGCAGGTCAACATAGGTCTGCTGCTGCTCGGCCTTATACTCCGAATCAGCCTGCGCTTTTGCGGCTTTCTTGATAGCCTCGACGGTCGCGTCCACGCTCTCAGTCACGCCGTCGTAGGTCAGGCCGAGACCCGGGACGTCGGCGTTGAGCTGGTCGATG